CCCCCGTGTAGGGGGTCTATCTACTAGGCGCGAGTGAAGTCGACCAAGAAGGTTTCTTCTGGGTAAATCAACTTGTCACCACCCATCCAGATTTCGACCATCGACTCAACTGGGTTGTCGACCGTAGGCATGAAGCGGGTCTTTTCCATGAGCTGAATAGTCTTGGTCCAGAAGGAACGGCGAGAGGCAATAATCATACGGACAGTGCCATCGCCTTCCCATGGGTTGAAGTTTTCACCATTCGGGGTGCCAGCATGCATAGCAATGTCATCTGGGGCAATAAGAATGGTGAGGCCACGCCAGCGTGGGAGGCTCGGAAGAACATCGAAGCTACCAAAGGCAGACTGGTCGACGTTAATCCATTCTTGGCGGATACCGGTGGTATCGTAGCTAAGAGCCTGGCTGAAGTCTTGCTCAATTTCAAGAGCCAAATCAGGGTGAATCGTGATTAAGAAGTCACTCTTGAAGCGTGGGCCAAAGGCACGACGCATGTAGTTGAAGACGTTAGATGCAGTAGTGTAGAAGTCAGCATCTGCACCAGCTTCGAGATGGTTCGTTTGAGAACCGATGCGGGTAGCCATGCTTTCGATGAGGATTGGAGACTCAGATTCGATAATCTGTTCTGCCAAGCTGTTCCAGGCATCGAGAGCGCGGCGATATGCAGCACCTTCGAGAGATTCAGCATAGTTGCTTTCAACTTCGCCTGGGGTGAGACGGCGGGTCTTAACACAGACATCGGCACGAATAGAATATTCGAAGCGGAAGTCTACGTCGACCTGTTCGTACTCATCGAGTGGACCACCAGCAGGAATGGTACAGTCGAGAGCCAACTGCTTAGGACATTCAACACCGTCCTTGTATTTGAGCTCAGCGACACGAACGCGCTGTAGTGGGTTCATCCATTTCTTAAAGGTGATACGTGCAGAATGAGATACTGCAAGGTTGTTCATCCAACCATCTTCTACCGGCGCGTTGAATGCCGAGAGCAAGAGGTTTTGCTGAAATTTGTGTTCGAGGATTTCAGGCGTCCAAATTTGGCGCATGAATTCATAGATTCCATCTGGACCAACAGTTGCTGGAGCCGCAGAGCGGTCAGTGAAGGCGTAATCAAATGGAGTCTGTTCGTAGCCAAGCTTACCAGTGGTAATATTGGCTGGTTTTCCTGATGGCGTGTATGGACCGTAAGCGGTTGCATGTTCGCCAGGAGTTGAACCACTGTTCATTTGTTAATCTCCTTATTAGTTATAAAAATGCATTCATACAACTAGAGGAGAGGAATATTTTAGAATCCTGAACGCTTAGTGAGCTTGTCCTGGAGAAAGTGTACGGCTTCTTGGTATCGCTTGTTTTGTGCATCACCAGAGTAGACAATGCTACGAGCTAACTGCTCGTTCATGTCGCCGTCCATATTTAATCCTGGACGAGGGTTATAAGCTGGATTCGTGGAAGCATCTACGCGAGAATGCTGCTCTTTGAACTCTCGTAGCTCCCTGAGTTCTTTAAGCTGGGCGTTCTTCGCTGCAAGATAGCTGTAAGTTTCGCGCTCATTAATGCCGCTAGCCTTAAAGTAGCCTAGCTGACGGAGCTCACGAAATAGGGAACCATCTTGTGCTAAGTCGCTCAATTCAGGGAAGTCTGTCGCAATAGTGCGAGAGAGTCTGAAGAGGTCATTATCAGAGATATTTCCTGTTGCCTTCGGTTCTTCAGCTGCCGGCTGTTGAACTTCTGGTTCGCGGGGTTCTTCTTCGACCGCTGGAGTCTCATGGACACCTTGGCCTTCGAGACGGGCAAGCAATTGCTCTTTCTCTAAAGATAGCTTGCTTACTGAGGATTTTTGTTTCATACCTGCTTCAGCAAGTTTTAGGAACTCCGGGGTAACCTGGGCGTTGTCTAGGCCTAAACCTTTAAGGTAGGATTTGACTTCCGTTGGTACCTCGACCGCTGGGTTTGCAGATACTGGTTCCTGTGCTGGCTGCGAAGCTGTGGCATTAGCATCGGTAGCTGCAGCAGGAGTAACTGGTTCGCCATTATTTGGCATATATTTCTCCTTTATTTAAGTTGCGAGGAGGTGTTGTCACCTCTTAATTATTTGATAGAACACAATAATTATTTTCAACAAATAATTTTAACCATTTCTTTGCATGATTACATTCCAAATGGCATCGATGTGCTTCATCGCCATATCAGCCTCGCCAATGTACATGGCAGCAGTAGCCTCCTGGTTATTCTCCATCGCTACGACAGAGGATGAGATAGCGTCACGCAGCATAGCGAGATAGAGGTCCATGCTCTTGGCTGTAGGCACGGTCTTGCTTGCCTCTGTTATGACCTTGTCTAAAGTAAATTGTTCATCTTGCATTAGAATCGTTTTCCTTCCCTTAAAATTTGTGAGTTGTAAGTACCGAAGCGGTCCATATCTAGAGCCATCGTAGCCACGCATCGGCACATAACAGCGTCGTCATGATGCCCAGCCGCAGCTGCAGCCCTGAGAGAACCGCTAGGGGTTTTCTCAAATGTGAAGTAGTTAGCCTGGAAACAGAATGTAGGGTCGAAGTCCTCATAGTACCCGTTGGCAATCAGATATTTAAGGCGAGCAATCATCTCGTTCTTAGCTCCAGGGGTAGTGTAAACTCCGAGGTTATTGTAGCCGGTCACCTTCGCTACGTCAGCATAGATATTGGTATACTGGCAGACTTCCACCAGCCACTTAATCATCAGCTGGCCGGTGTTACGCTCTGGGACTACCATAGCCTCGTTATACCGCATGCCAATCAGAGAGACCAGTTCAGCAAAGTCGTTCTGTGAGAGCACATTATTATACGCACAGACAGCCTTCACCTTATCCTGCATCACATCCCAGACCACCAGAGCAGAGTCATCACCCTTGACCTCACCATCTGCTGGGTCAACACCGAGAATATATGTGTGCCCCTGCATTGGCGGTTCATACTCCTTGATAACACCATCGTCAACGTAGCGGAATTCGGTCTGCCCGTTAGAGGTGAAGACATCAAGAGTCTTGAACTTCTTATCTCGCCACTCGTTCACCTTGATGGCGTCGAAGATAGGAGAGCCAGACGCACGGAAGGACTCGTCTGCAATCGTAGGGTAGTTCTCAAACATGTAGGTCCAGTCACGCTTAGCATCCTCACGGAAGATGAAGTCATACCAAGCCGCCTTACGCAACCACTTCTCCTTGGGGACCCCGGCCTTCTTCAGCTCAGAGAAGATGAAGTAGTCATAATCGGTAAAGTTGTCAGTCTCAGTGTCCTTATCCACGTCGTGGAAGCGTCTGTGGGCCTCAGGGGAGTTCGGGTCTAACTCATACTCGTCCATCAGATACCAGGGCAGAAAAAGATACACCCAAGAGTTATCTGGACGTTGGGCTTCCTTACTGAGGTCGTAAGCATGGTTCATACCTTTAGCGGTGAAGAGCACTACGCGTGCAGTATTACCCTTCATAGCTGGGAGAATACCAGACTCCAGAGTGAAGACATCTGGGTATTTAGCGTACTCATCCTCTACTAGAAGGTGAATGGTACGACCGTGGCCGGAACCCCTGGTCCCTGAAGGCATGTACCTCAGACGGTTGTTGAGGATTACACCATTAAAGTCATTAAAGTCAACATAGTTAGCAGTGGAGAACATACTGGCCATGAGGTCTGGATGAGTCCCCTGCAGAAGAGGGATAAGCTTGCGGTCCTTCAACTCGTCACACTCCTCTTCTGTAGGCATGATGTGAAGAGCATTGAGGTTCTTCGTCTTCGTCATGAAGTACTGCTCAAGCTTCAAGAGAATAGTAGTGATACCCATCTGGCGAGACTTATGAATAAGAATCTTGATGGATGGGCAAGGTTGCTTCTTCATCATTGGGTCTAGGGTTCTGAGGATGGTCTCGGCCACAAGCTCCTGAGGTTTGTTCAGGATGAAGGTGACTGGGTTACCGTTGGCATCCAGCACGATAGATTGACGGCAGAACTCCTTAAAGTCAGTCATCGCCTTGTCGAACTCTTCGTCGCTCAACGGTTCCCAGTGCTCATAAACAGACTCAATCTTGTTAGTAACGCGCTGAGTCATGAGGATTACTCCTCAGTTTTGCCTAGAATAGAGAGAAGTTCCTTACGGGTATCTTCTGGGACATTCTCGTCCTTGGTGAGACGACCATCCTTGTAGAACATCACACGCTTCTTGCCGTTGGTAGCACGGTAAACATGGTCTTCTACCTCTAGCTCAGCTACGCGACGTTCGTCTGCATCGTTGCCTGTACTCTTGAGCTCGTCAAGAAGCTCCTTGTGCTCGGCTTCTACACTGGTGGCCTCAGCAGGTTTGATGGTTTCTACCTTCACTTCCTCTACTGGAGCCTGGTAATTAGGGTTACCGTAGGCAGCAATGACCTGACGAGACTGCTTCTTGTACCCCTCTAGAAGGCTACTGAGGGAGCTAATCTTGCTATTCTGCGAACGGCAGACCTGACGCACCTCTTCTAGGCGAGAGATGACGAATTCGCAAAATTTAACCACATCTTGTAGGTCTCTGACGTGATACTTGCGTAGGTCTACTTGCTTAAAGTTGATTGGGTTATAGTCTAATGCCATTTGGCAGTTCCTCCTGTTTTGGTTACTACCATTAGCATAACATGTTATAACGAGTCTACCCTACTGGCAGAGCATAATAATACCAACAATGATACTGGCCAAGAGAATCAATGCCCCATATTTAGAGCGTTGTTTCTTGTAGTACCAGTTGGCGTTGTCTCTACGCCACTGCTGTTCGTAAAAATTTTTTAGGTCCATTCTTTCTCTCCATTTGTTAATCTACCTCTAGTGTAGCACATGGAAAGAGATTTGTCAAGAGCAAAAATCCCTGGCACCAATTGCCGGGCGGGATGGTTAGTTTGCTTCATTCTCTACTCTCTCTGGGTTACCGGCTTGACAGTTGTCAGTCTGCGAGTCCAATTTCGGGCGGGAATGGGCTGGCCTTATTGTAGCATAACGTATATATATAGAGCAATATTAATGACCATCTGGGGGTCTTGGGGCGTCTGTAACAGGGGCAAGCTAGCTAACTTCCATGCGAGTGGTAGTATAGAAGAAAAAGCATGCGTGAGGCGAATAAAAATCGCCTTACTCGCGTACGAAACCAGAGTAACGGGGGGCTCTGGGTGCTTATAAACTTCTGAGACGAAAGGGCCATCGTGGTGGTGGCACTCGCAAGGACATTGGGGTGAGTGTGGTAGTGTGTCAGGGGTGGCCACTACTGTTTGTAAGTATCAGCTACCAATGTCCTTGTAGTATCTTCATAATTTCGTGCTACTGTTTGTTAGTTGTATATCGTCTGCATCTTATATGTATTCTACATATTAAAGATTGCCAGGATATTCCGGCCCGAAATTATGAGTAATTATTGATTGGCCGTGCGGGCACGGCTTCTTAGGGTAGTAAGCAGTTCGGTTGTGGTTTAAGTTAATTAAGTTTATTTGGTTTCTACCGAACAGAGCCAGAAAGGAGACATTATGTCTACAGTAAAATCAACCTGGGGTGGAAGTAAATACGCTACCGCCTATCGTAAACCTGGACACTACACAGGCAAGTTCATTGCCTTTGAGAAGTCGCAGAAGAACGATATTGATTGGTTCCTTAAGTTAAGCATCAACGGCAAAGACCCGAACAAAGTTCAGGTGCAGAGCCGTTGGCAGAACAATCCGGCAAAGACGGAAGAGGAACAAATCCGAACACTCAACGCATTAGCAATGATGATTGCTAACGCATTGAATTCGGTTGGCATTTCATACGAGGCCGAAGAGTTGCAGAATAAGACCTTCACTGAACTAGTTGGACTAGTTGCATCTAAAGGTCTCATCGGCAAGGAAGTCTCGTATGAGATTAGCGAGCGTGACGGTGAGTCCCGCAAGCTACAACAAATCATCTTTGAATAGATGATTTGACGCCCAGCCCCCTGGCGGGGTTGGGCTTTTTTGATTGAAGTTAATTGGAGGTACATATGTACAACTACATCAGCAGAAATGATACCAGAAGGATAGCAAAGCAAAACAAGGCATTGAAGATTACCGTCGTAATCTTACTTATTGTTTGTGCATTTGCCATCGCAATCGCCCATAACTTTAAGGTGCAATTGCGTATGAATGAATACGCAATGATGAACGATTGCGAGTGGCATTACAGTTATTATCTTAACGAGGAGCCAATATGCAAATGATTAAGCTTCGTATGAAATACATCAGCATCATCATTGCAATTGCATCAGGACTTACAGCGGTGTCGAATAAGATGCTTTCATTCGCACAGCAAAAGCTTGATGCGATTGAGATATAAAAGAAAGCCAGCCGAAAGGTTGGCTTTTTTTATTGGCCAGCTTTGCTAGGGGAACTTTGGCCACAGCCTGACTATCGTCAGGTGTGTCAGCGAGCTATCGCTCGCGTTATATTTTCTGACGCCTTCAGAAATCTCCACTTGTCTTCGACTGCGTGGATATTTCTTCAGTTGTCTAGGCTCACGCCGGGAAGACTCGCGAAGCTCGTCTTCTCGGGTTCGCCGGTGCCACTGGTGGGGGCCATGAATCACACTCATAATGACATTGATTATATGAAATATAATCACTATCACTATCATAGTTATTAAAGTAATTAGAGTAATTAGAAAGCCAACAAACGAACTAATCCGTCCAATCCGCCTAGCTTTTCTTGTTTACGCTGGCGTTACGGACGCGGGCGTCCGTTCTTAGAGTATTAAGTTCGTTGTTGTTTTTCTTCTTCTCTGTAGAAACTAAAACCACAGCAGAGAAGAAGAAAAATGATTGCGAACGCTGAGGCAATCATTAGAATATGAATAATATAAAAACTCAGCACCTAGCGAAAGCTAGAGAAAGGAGAGTATGGCAAACATCCGATTACGCCTTACTCACGCACAACGAGACGCGGTGCGTACAGAAATCAAGCGTCTAGTAGATAATAACTTAGTCGGCACAGGGCCAAAATATACAGCCCCAAGTCGCATTGCACGCTTAGTATATGCACAGCGTGGGCTAAAGGGATTACCACAACTATTCGGCGTAGGTTGCGTTGAATATTATGTAACCCAGATGCTTAAAGATGGTGAACTCATCGTCAAGGAAGATGACAATGGCGAATGTTACTTAGTCACCAAAGAAAATCAAAACCGTGACCTAACTGAAGGTCCAATTGAAACAAAACAAGAAAACAACATGGAGGAAAAAGAAGTGAAAAAGATTGAAGTCGTCGACAAGAACGATAAGAAGGCAGACGAGAAGTTTGCACGCATGGTAGAAAATAAGATTCAGAAGAGCTACCGCAACACTCGTGAAT